TGGGCAAAATGAATTAGGTGTTCCTGGTCCTTTATTCAATCCAACCAATATTAACCCTTTATCCTGCATATCTAGGATTTCTGGATCTAATCTATCATATACGATAGGGACTAATTTAGTCTTACATGTTATACAGTTTGTTATCATACTAGGGATATTATAGCATTTCCTATATACCGCCCAAATTTGTGGATACCCCTATTTGACATGATATATGGGATTTGATATAATTATATAGCAGGCAAGAAATTGCTTGTCTACCCTCCCTTTCTGGGGTAGAAATGGTCCCTCCCTTTCTGGGGATCTCCTCCTGAGCATGAGTGATAAAAGGCTCATATGGGTTGCTAAAGGTAATCTGACTATTTCCTTATTGGCCTATCAGTTAGCAACCCGCCTTAAAAAGCTTTATAATAATCTAATGCATTTACATCAATATATTACGATAGAGCTAGAAAATTCCATATTCTACAGATGTTTATATACATGTGGATGGGAGAGAATAGTTGAAACAGATAATACAAGAGATATTTCCTATTTATCGTGATATAGACGATCATATAGATGATGCTGAGAAAATTGATATTTGATATACCCCCTGTTTTAGGATATAATTTATATATGGAGTCTGCAAAAGAAGAGTGTAAAAATTTAGGACATAAGTTAGTATTTAGCTATAATATGTATTGTAGGAGATGTGGCAAAAAGATTAGAGAAAAATAACCATACCGCCCTGTTTCAGGGCATATGTTGGTTTTGTATTTCTATTTTTCGCCGAACTTTAAAGATTGACTTTAGATCCACTTTGCGCTATACTTGATACATGGGTAGAGTTGTAATTTGCGACGTTTGCAAAAAAGAAATAGAAGTGCGCTGGGGCATCTTTGCTCATGACACTTTAAATAGACATAGAAAGGAACATAAATGACCGAAAAAACTTTAGATATGCACCTCCAAGATTTGCGTGAAGAAATAGCAAAAGAGATTGAATCTATTGAAATTAAGCCATCTATAGAGAATGCTTTAGGCATGAGAATGATGGCAGCAAACATTGCTAGAGGTAAAAAGTGAAAAGATATAAATATTTTACAAAAGATGAAGATAACAACTCTGTAGAAATTAATCAAATTATTGCTAATGATGTTATTAGACAATACATTGAAAGACGATATACAGGAGCTATTATTATTGCTGTATTCATTATAGGGTTTTTATGTGGGGTGATTGCAAATGCATGAAGATGATGTATTAGATTGGGATAGTGAGCCTATTCATAAATCCCGCCCACCATTACGATGGATCGCCAATTTGTTTGGCGAAATCAGTGGATGGGCAATAATGAGATGCTCATATTATGAAGAGTATGGACAAACTAAAAGAGCAGAATTCTATTGTAGAATATTTGATTTGACATATCCTTTTTATCAAAAGTATGGAACGTTTTATAAGATTAAATGGGATGAAGAGGATTGGTCATAGTTGACTAATAAAAAGGCATGTGATATGCTTGTATGACGGATATCGTAACTTAGTAGAAAAGAGAGCAAAATGAATCCTAAAGTAACACTAGTTGGTCGCCTTGGTGCTGATCCAGAATCAATTGGAACAAGTGGAGTGCGACTTCGTGTTGTAACAAGTGATCGTGCAAAGAATGACAAGGGAGAATGGGAAGACCGTGACACATCATGGTGGACCGTTAAAGCTTGGAAGACTCTTGCAGAACAAACAAAGAAGACTCTAAAGAAGGGTCAAGAAGTAATTATTTCAGGAACTATCTATCAAGAATCTTGGACAGACAGTTCTGGAAATACTAAAACCTCTTACGAAGTAACTGCAGACTCAATTGGTTTGACTGCATATACTATTACGAAACAGCCTGCAATGGCTAGTGCAACAACAGAAAACGATCCTTGGACAAAGGGATAATATAAGATATGCCGTGCCTTACTCATTGTTTGGCACGGCATTCTTTAAGGAATATATATGACAAACTGGACTGAAGAATTAACAGATGAACAAAAAAAGCAGGTATGGGATTTTATTGTTTTTACTGTAAAAGAAATTAGAGAACAAATTGCTATGGATATTGAATATACATATGAAGTTTGGGCTACTCACGGCAAAGCTAAAAGCAGACAAACAAAGAAAGCATTTATGGTTTGTGCTGATATAGCAAGAGGTTTGAATGAAAGGCTTCCAGATAATGGCGGATCCAAACCAAACACCACAGAGGGGTAATTGGAAATGCCCATGTAATGGGTGTAAAAAAGCTGCAAAGCAAGTAATAGATCAAATAGTTGAAGAGTATAAATCTTGTCCTAACATCATTGAGGCAGACGAAAAATTATTCTGTTATACATGGTGGAAGCATGATGATTGTGTAAGAATAATGAACCTTCTTAATAGTATTACGAAGGATGATAAATATTCTATACCGCCAGTTAGACAGGAAGTTTCGGAAGCTGTAGACAAGATGTTGAAAGATCCAGGAACTTGGGATATACTTAAAAGGTTAGAAGATTAGGAACATTAGCTCAGTTGGTTAGAGCCCCCGACTCATAATCGGGTCGTCGTAGGTTCAAGTCCTACATGTTCCACATTGCGGATGTTGCATAATGGTAGTGCTTCAGCCTTCCAAGCTGATGGTGCGAGTTCGATTCTCGTCATCCGCTCCAGACCTCTGTAGCTCAGTGGACAGAGCGAGACTCTTCTAAGGTCTGCGTCGCAGGTTCGATTCCTGCCAGGGGTGCTATAATAAAATTATGAATATTGAAGATGATATAAGATCAATACTTTTTGAAATAGGTAAAGAAGTTAAAATCCATAAATTAATTGATGGTAACCTTATTATTGATATTGATTATGAAAAATATGTAAAAAAAATTATTGAATTAATAAATAGTCAAGACTCATAAATGGTTTTTTTACTAAATTTTTTATCAATAAAAGATTTTATTTTATTAAATGAATTATCCTCACTTGATAAAAAATATCCATCTATATAAATAGAATCAGTGTGTTTATATATTTTTACATCTTTTATTTTTTCTCCACCAACATTATATATATTTCCATACATTGATCTAGGTGCAGAAGACAAATCAACTATTTTAGATAATTTTACTTTATTAAATAACATAGGAGTATGAACATCATAGTTAACAGGGTTGTCAATTCCCATAGATTTTAATTTTGTATTTGCTTCTGACAGTACTCTAGAATACTTTGATATTCCATACTTTGCCATATGAGATTCTATTTTTAAGCTTAATGGGCCATCAAAGTAATAGGTAAAACTATCAGGTTTATTTATAATATAAAAATCGTCATTCATAAGTATAAAATTTTCTATATTACTTTCACATATAGCTTTATAACATTGATCCATATTATCAAACTTATTACCAAAATCTTTTATTTCAGTAAAGTTTCCAGAATACCATTTTGGTTTACCACCAAAAATATGAATTACGGCATCTGGATAAAAATGCAATACAGATCTAATAGAATACCTTAACTCTTCATTTTCACCATCACGACATATATAAACAAAATCCACTATTAAACCTTTTTAATATAAATATCTGCATACATTCTTTCCTGTAATGCAAAACCTATTACTTCCCAATCTTTATTTTTATCTAAAAATTCACATACCGTTTCAATTACACCATAAACTATATAGTCTGCATCATCATATATATAGTCATTAAATCCTATGATACCTCCATCAGCAAGCAGTGGTAGCGAATACTCTAAATCTTTTGCAACATGATCATAGTCATGGTTAGCATCTATATAAATATAGTCATACTTTTTATTTAGCGTAGGCAAGATATCGTGACTATATCCTTTATGTAGGCTAACTTCTGGATTATTTTTAAATCTATTTTTTACAAAATCGTAGTGACCATCTTTATTAAATCTATTAAGATCTTTCCAGTCATTTGCCATAAATACATCAACCAGATCAAGGCAGTCTGGGTTTGTATTTAGTAATAGTTCAGCGTAATCGCCTGCAAGCGTTCCTATTTCTAACATTTTTGCATTTTTAGGCAAATATTTTATAAACTCAAACTTTGTTGAATAAAGCTTTGCATTATTGAGTTGGTTTTGAGAAATTATAGTTTTTAAAGACACATTTAATTATACCAGAAGATAGGGTATAATTGAATATATGGGGTATCCAAATTGGTTTAAAATGGGAGCTATACAGTATTTCCAGCTAATCCTTCCAGAAAGGTATGCTGGCAAACCTTATATAGATTTTTTACAGATAGGTGCATATACTGGGGATGCTACAGAATGGATGATGGAAAATATAATTACACATGAAACATCTTGGCTAACAGATGTTGATACATGGTGTGGATCAGATGAAAATATTCATAAAACATTTGACTGGCAGGATGTAGAATCATATTATGATGAACGTGTATCTAAGTATAAAAATATTTGTAAAATAAAAGGATACTCTTCTGACTTCCTACAAAATGCCCAAGACGAACATTATGATTTTATATATGTTGACGGTGATCATCGTGCAGAGGAAGTCTATAAAGATGCCACATTCGGCTGGAGATGCCTTAAGAAGGGCGGAATCATGGCTTTTGATGACTATACATGGTCACATGACTCTAACGACCCTCTAATGTCCCCAAAACCTGGAATAGACAGATTTTTAAACGAGTATAGCAAGGACCTATCTTTGATTATAAAGAACGGACAGGTCTGGATATCTAAGAATGAGTAAACTACAGAACTTTGGTCCAGTATATTTAATAAATTTGAAAGACCATAAGCATAGATTAAAAAATGCTAAAAACGAATTTCAAAAATACGATGTAGCTGACTATACAATTATTGAAGCGGTAGATGGAAGAAAAGATGATTTATCTAGTATTGTTAGTGGTAAATATCCTAATCTAAAATCTAGCGAAATAGGATGCCTTGCTTCACACATCAAGGCTTTAGATTATTGGTTAAATACCTCAGACTCTGAATATGCAATAATAATGGAAGATGATTTTAGTTTTGATACCGTGCAATATTGGCAATGGGATTGGAACTATGTTGTAAAAAATATTCCTAAAAATGCTGAAATTGTTCAATTTATTATGATACAGAATGAACCTGTTAAGTTTAGTTTACATAAAAAAGAACAGTTTAATTATAAAGATAAATCACATTATTCTTGGTCTACTGCATGTTATTTAATAAAAAGAAGTTATGCTAAAAATTTAGTTAAAAATCATAAAATCGGTGACAAATATATTTTTAATAGTTTTGGTTTTAAAAATCAGGCGGCAGATGTTATATTGTACAACTTAGGAAATGCATATTCAATGCCACTGTTTACCTATATACTTGATACTAAACATGCTATTAACTCATCACACTCCACATTCCACACAAGATCAAAAGAGCACATAGATGGTTGGTGGGAAAAAAATAGCAAGTTATATCCTAAAGAACAGTTTTTTGACACTGGAGCTGGATTAACCCAAAAAATTAAAAATCCAAAAATATGTTTTAAAATATTTCATGATGAAAAAAATAATGATATTGAGGTAAGAAGCAAACTTGTAAAACGTGCAAAAAAACAACTTGAAGAAAACTTTGTTGAGTTAGAAACTCCAACAATTATAATGAAGAACGTAGAGGACATTAAAAGTTTTTATAAGAAGTCTAAAATAAAAATCTATCCTAAAGGTCATGAGGATGGCGGATGGAAGCCTGGAGAGTTGGGCATTTGGGCTAGCAACTATACTGCTTGGAATAACTTTGTTGATTCTAAATATGATCATCTAATGCTTATGGAGGATGATATACAGATTTCTAAAAACTTTAATCAGATGATATATAAGTATATTGACGAGCTCCCAGAAGACTGGGATGTGTTTACTGTCTATATTCCAGAAACTGGCAATATAAGATATAAAAAGAATGCCAAAGATTTAATGATTGGAAAAGAAAATATTTGTAAGGTTTATCAGTCATGGTCATGTTTATGTTATATAGTTAGCAAATCTGGGGCAAAGAAAATAATAGAGGATGTAAAAAATCCAGTGTCAAGACCAATAGATCACTATCTTTATTACCACAATAGCCTAAATGTTTATACTATAAAAATGGATAGACCAAACATATGCAATATATATAAAACTAGATCTACTGTTCAAAATGTTGATAAACAAGATATGACTGGATATGTCTAATTAAACTTATTATAAAGATAATCTATAGCAGATCCTTTGGGAAGTTTATTTTTATCAATTCCTCCCCTGTTTAAAAACTGATTCCATATTTGTAATGTATGACTTTCTTTGCACTTATTAAGAACCTCTTCTTTATAATCCCTATCCCATATCTTTTTCCATTGCCAGAAATGTACTGGATAAAATACTTCTGGAGGCTGTGCATATTTTAGCACCCCGTATTTTTTAGCACCCTTTGTTACTAGCAGTGGCCCTATCTCAGACCAGACTATTTTACTTTTATCATACTTTACAGAGTTCTTGATTAAAAAGTTTATTAGGTCAGAATCTTGTGGCATCTTTAGTATTCCGTTCGCCAACCTTTTGTCTTCTTCAAAACCAAAAAGATAATCTCCAAAATCCCAATCAGATCTTAAACAGATAGAGTCAGTATCTGTCCATATTAGACCAGTTTTTTTAATCATTGTGTATCTAAACATATCTGCAAATGGTCCGTAAGAATTTTGGATTTTAAATATTTCAGACTCTGGAATAATTTTATTTGCGTCTTCTTTAATAATCCCTTTAGGTACTTTCATAGACATATCATATACAAATAATGTAAATGAATGTCCATAGTGGATGAAAGAAGATAGAGCAGTTTGCTCTACTTTACTTAAAGGATTTCCTATCCACAATGATCCAAAGTTTGCCATATATTTATCCTATAAGTAAAGCGGATCTATTTCTAGATCCGCCTCACATATAAATCTGATTATTATTCAGATTTCTTTTTCTTTGGCTTTGCAGCCTTAAGAGCTTCTTCCACAGCAGATGCTTTTGGCAAACGTCCAAATGCTGGATCGTTTGGATTTACTGCACGTACAGCTACTGGAATTAGAGCACCAACAAGAGCTGCCCATAGATCCTTTGGATCTGTTACACCAGCAACATATAGAGCTGAAGCTGCACCTACTACTGAACGAGCATATGATGCAAGCATTGCCTTATTTTTCTTACTTAGTTCCATTTTTTCCTCCTAGGATAGAACCTTTATTAGTATAGCATAGCCAGCCCAAAGACCAATTATTCCTGCCACCCCTGCAAAAACTGGCGGTGCTGGAACTGGCAATTTGAATGCTGCGAACACTACGCCACATCCAAAACCTGTTATTGTTGATAACAATATATCTTTCATTTTTCCCCCAATATATATATTTTGTAATGATCTTCACAAAAATCTACAAACCTTGTTTCTGTCATAGCAAGTTTGTAAGACTCTTTACTACATAAAACAACTTCACAAACAGCATAGTCATACTTTAAACTTTCTTCAAAACTCTTGAGTCTTGGAATTATCATCATTATCCTTATCTGGATTATCTATTGGTGTTGGGGCGGTAGCAAGCGCACCACAATCATGGCATTGAATATCCAAGTGATACATTCCAATAGTATAGGTATCTGGATCAAAAGATACCAATGCTCTAAAAAGACTGCCACCACAGCTAGGGCATGTACATGTAGGAATACCTCTAGCGTCTATCATCAATATCCTCTGGCAAAAGTTTTTTTAGTTTCTCAAAACTATCTGATAGTTTTTTCATATCATTATATAGTGGCATTCCCTCTATAACTATTCCATATTCATTAAAATAATTAACTGATGGCTCTACCTCAGAAACAAAATCAGATATTCCTTTTTGAACATCTTCAATATATTGATAGGCCCAATCACGAGATTCTGATAAAAACTTTATAAAATTTTCTTTATGTATATCATCTGGAGAAATTGGATTTTTAATAGATTCTGGAATAGAGTTTGTTGTTGCAAGGTGTATTAGTATTATTTCTGTAAGCATTGCGGTGGTTTTTTTAAGATTAATTGCTGCATGTAAATATGCAATAAAAAATGATATAGAGAACATCATTAAGGCTGCAACCACTATATCCATAATAAACCTCTTCTCATATGTAAGTATACTACATTATGACACATGTGTTGGCCAATAATACTTACAAGGTTCTTTTCTATCTGGACAGCATGGAGCATTATATGGACTATCTACAGCATATTGATACTTTACGTAATATAAAGGATCTTTCTTGAATAAATTAGCACGATGTGTAGTGATAATACGCATTACTTTATTTTCATCCCGCCAAAATTCTGGATATTCATCTCCCCAGTCTTCCCAGCATTGGTTATATAAAGCATTAAGATTATTTACATTATTTTCTGTTTTAATACCACGCAGGTTTGCTATATGCACCATGCTTTGAACATAGTCCCAAAGACCACGCTCATAGCCTTTCCACATCAACACGGCAGGATGATTGCGCCATCCACCAGTTTTAGACATGCCAGAGAGTACGTTAAGGATTTGATAGCCCTCAAGTATTTGTTTGTTTAATCTTTTATTGTCAAGATTATTAGCACATTCTAAGCTATTGGTTGATGTTAAAAATGTTTGCATTAATTCTCCATAGTTTTAAGGCATCTCGTACAAACATTGTACGTCTTACCAGTATAAGGGCAAGAACCTATATCTGTCAAGACATGATCTTTAATTCTACAAATAATTGACATAAATAAATATTTAATCATTTAAGTGGTTCTCTTGTTACTAATACTATTGCGCCTTCCATTTCTAAGGCTTTTTTTACCATAGAGATATATTTAACTGCCTCAATTTTTTCATCATGCGTCATTCTAATAAATGACTTTTCGTCTAATTTTATTGTAATAAATGTATCATTATCAATAAGATTTATACCAAAATTTTTTGGCGGTGTAATAGAATGAAAAGCTCTACGCATTGTATCTGTATACATTATTTATACTCTTTTTTTGTCCAATAATTATTTTTATAAGATCTTTTTATTGTTGAATAAAATTTATCTAATTTAGAACGAGTATTTTTTTCTTCATATGGCTCAAATTTTCTTTCCCAATTTTCTCTTTTAATTGGAATAATTTGAACAATTGGAGTACCCTTTTCTATAATTCCATGAAAATCTTGTCTAATAAAAAATGGATAGTGAACCTGTAGATCCCATTTATCTACATCTACAATTCCAGTTACAGTTAAAAATGGCAGATCAAAACGATTAATTGGCTGAGTAAATAGAAGTGAATACCCTTCTGGAGAATTAAAAGAAAATTGATTATGCCATTTATATACTACACGGTGATATCCACTTGGCTCTGGCAGACCAATCCACTGCTGCTCTGAGTGGTCTGAAACAATAAGTCTATTTGTTCTATTAGCAATAAAAGGTGTCCCATTTGGTTTTTGTATAATCTCTATATCTGCTGTTAAATATGCAATATATCCAGATGTCATGGCATCAAAAAATGGAGTGCATCTTTTATAAGTTGAATTTGTAGCCCCTTGTGCTGTCAATGATAATTCTGAAAAGGTTTGAGGCGTTTTAATAGGAGATTGTCTATACCATTCTGGAATAAATTCAGATGCTGGCAAAATATTGATAAATTCTTCAGCATTAAACTCTTCAGCTATAATTTTTAATATTTTAGTCATACTATTTACCATTTTTCTTTTCTATATATTTAAATAAATCATCAAGTGATTCCCAGCCAGTATCTTTTTCAACACCAAGCGCTGATAAAAATATATTCCACGTTTCACTAACATATTGCTCTGCTTGATCTGTTGACTCAACAATTTCAGAGTCTATTAAAAATGCAAGTGGTAAGCCTAAATCATTATACTCAATAAACTCTTTAAAATCTTTATCTTCTTTATAGTTCATCCAGAGCTCAGATAGTATTGAGCACATTGATCTGAAATTAGTTATTTCGTTTCCGTTGTCAAAGCTTTCCATGTTTCACCCCAAGTTTTTTTATCCTTATGATTGTTAAACTCTTTTGATATTTCTCCACCCTCAAGATATATACCGCCCCAGACTCCCCACTCTTTTCCAGATACACCTACAGCAAAACATGTTTTAGCAACTGGACAGGACTTACAAAGAGAATCAACTATTGGACGTGCATTTATATCTTCTTCGTATTTATCAAAAAAGATATTTGTATCTATACCTAAACAGGAAGACTGATCTTTCCAAAGATGCTGCTTCATGTCTAGTCCTTATACTTATAAGGAATGTCCCATCCATTACGGCTAACAGGATATACTCTTTGAAGATACCAAACTCCGTCAACTCTTACGCCACTTACGGCAGTGCGCCCAGACTCAGATCTTTTTCTATCAACAACATCCCAACCAACCCATGATAGGTTTTTGTTTTTTGATACAATTTTTTCCATTTTTTCTAAACTTTTAATAATCATAGCTTTATCCTTTAGTATCTAAAAATTCCTACTTCTATTCCTTTTAACTCAGCCTCTGAAACTAACTTTGAAACAGATTGTTTTGGCTTGCTGAGAAATGCAAAATAATTTACATGTTCCATATTCTCTAGAATCCATTCGGATGGAACCTTGTAGCTCTTCATCTTCATACCCCTGGCCTTCATGCCACGCTCTGATAGATTACAAAACTCCAAAACCATTGAATTAATTCTTGTTGGACCTATTGAATAAATATAAATTTCTTTATCATCTTTATTCATGCTTGACATTGCTACTCCCATGGCACGTAAAAACACCTGGTAATCATCAAAGTCTTTACTGCCCTGTACTGCAATTATCATTATTCTTCATCCTTTAATCTATCAAGTATAAATAACATCTTGTCCACATCTTTTTGCGACATACTTATAGTATTAACTTCTTGTGTGGTGTCATGATCTATTTTTCCATCAATTAAATCTGCGCTAAAAAACTTATTATCTTTTACCCAATAAGCTCTGTCGTCAATAGCAATAATCCTAATCATTTTTTCAGACACATAGTTCCTGGACTGAGAATTTGCTGGCTCATTACTCTTAGGTGCTTTAGGAGTAAAATGTCTTGTAATGCTATAGATAGAGCTTTGGCTCTTCATAATAGTTTTTACCCCCTCAGATCTAAGCTTTTGACTATACTTAATTATACCCAATGAAGCAATAAAAGTCAACACAAAAAATATTATTAGATTAATTGATTCCATGTTTACTCATACCTCATATATACATTATATCAATAGATGGAGATATAGTCAAGAACTTGTTTGTTAATTTTTAAATACGGAATTAAAAGAAGTTGATTTGGTTTGATCTTGTCCAAATCCCGAAAATATTTCTTTATCCATTCTTTTGGCACGTTCTACAATTTTACGTGACCAAGAAAATCCTGCATCTCCACCCCAAGCATCCCACATAATTCTTCCGTTTGATGGGTTTGATGTATTATAAAAATCTTTTCCTTGCTTATCCACTTCATGACGAGAAAAGAAAGAATACATTCTTTTTACTGTATCAAGACTTAGATTTTCTCCTCTTGCAAGTTGTCCTGCACGAGTCCACCCTACTGCTGTTCCAGCTCCCTTTGCTTTACCCTCTTCTTTCCAACGAATTGCACGACGTGCTGCTGATTTCATGCCTGCCGTTGGCGCATATGTTTCTGCCTTGTGCAAATCTGATGGTTGAACAATTTTACTTCTTGACATCTTTGCCATACTCCCCATATTTACCAAGAACAGCCTTTACTGTTCCATCTTTTCTTAAACGAACAATCATCCCATTTTTAATTTGAACAGGATTAAATGGATGCTTTGTTTTATACTTACCAGATGACATTATCTACCTAGACCATTTAAATCAAAAATGGATCCGCCCCACATTGTTTTGCGAACACCTGGTTTCCAATCTTCTGGAAGCATATCAATCATTCCTAATGCTCTTGCACGACGGATAATATGTTCTTTTGCTGCATTATAATTTTTTGCACGGCCAACAGATTGAATTGCATTACGAAGATCGTTTGCATTTGCAATAGGGAAAGATCCATCTGGCATTGCTGTTCCTGCTTCTGCCATTCTTTCACGAGTTGTTGTTGAAAACTCACGCTTTTCTGCCTTATATGTTCCACCACGACGTTTATATTCTTGAACTACCCAAGCATTAGCAACTGCTGATGGATAAACATCAAACTTATCTTTTGCTTCACGTAAAATTTGTGTATATAGTCTTGCATTAGAAGGTTCTGATCCACCACGACGTGGCTTAATCATATCACCATAGTTTGGTTTATCTGCTTTACCCATTCCAGGCATAGTATCTGGCTCTGGAACAAGTTGTCCATTGACCATCAATGCTTCTGCATCAAGTGGAAGTGGTGCAATTTTAGTTGCTTCTTCTGCTGCAACTGAAACTAAGTACATTGTTTCTTCCCAGTATTGACCATCGGATTCAAACTCTAAAGTGCGTACTACAAGTGCAGGACTTTCTATAGATGTTTCTAAATAATATTCTGATCCAGGTAGTCCAGAAGCACCGTTAGTCATAACATATTCAACACGACCAACGTGAATTTCGTCATCACAAGAAACAATTACAAAGTCTCCCTCTGTAAAAGCTGCTTTTTCTAAATCTTTAATTTCAATTTTCTTTTCAGAATTGACTGATGCCCAAATTGCACGAGCCTGTGCAGCAGCAGCAGCCTTAGTTGGATGACATCCATGAACAGTTCCATCTGCACTTACCGTAGGGTATCCCTTGCACCCATATGAACCTTTTTTGCCAGCACGGTATCCTCCTGCTGGTTTTCCGCCTCCGCCTACTGGCATAATAATCCTCCTATATACAATTATATTATATCAGAAGATTATTGCATCAATATACGCTTGATTTCACGCATTGAAAATTGGTCTTGTTCTGACAATGTTGCTATCTGAAATTCATCAAAAGCTTTATCAGTTAGTCTAACTGTGGGGTTTGAATCCAGGAGATTCATTGATATGAACCCCTTTTCCCATAGTTTCATTAATTCTGCATTAACATAATTTAGGTGTTCATTATAAAGTGAAGGCATAACATTTTTTAGCTCTGGCGTAAAGTTATACAAAGGTTCACCAGTCTCAGATACACCTGCTGGCTGTATCGCACCATTCAATATTAAGTAATCCATTATATCCCTGCTATGATCATCCATTGATAAACTCCTCTAGCTGCTCTCTTGTTTTACCACCAGTAATTCTATTTTTTTCTTTACCATTATCAAATAAAATAAAAGTTGGCACAGATCTAATGCCAAAATTATCAACTAATTCAGGGTTGAAATCAACATCTATAATTTGAAATCCAGCAACTGTCTGATCACGATTTAACTCTTCTACAATTGGACGAGTTTTTTTGCATGGTTGGCACCATTCTGCAGTAAAATAATATACTGTTTTCATTTTCCAGACCTTGCTCTAGCTTTTTTTAATACTTCAAAATCTTTAATTTTAGTTTCTCCAAGATATCCCCAAGCATATCCATCAATAATCATTTTGTTATTGATTGACTCTGAGTCACCATTTATATAAAGCCAACCTAGAATACGACCATACTTCTCTGAAGAGTCCATTTTTTCTGTTCTGATAACAATTGACTTTGCATCTTTTAATTGTTTTTTTAGATATTCTTTTGCCTCTAAGCCAAGAGCTTTTTCTGCTTTATCAGAAGTGCGTGATTCTGGAGTATCAATGCCAGCCAATCTTACACGCTGTTCAAATAAAACATTAAATCCTAAATCAATTACAACATCAATAGTATCGCCATCAACCACTGACTTAACTTCTCTTACATAATATTGATACATTAATAATCCTTACCTTGAGATCTATTATCAATCAACCGTTCACGTTCATCAATTACTTCTAGCATAAACGACATCATTTTAGTATAAGCATTTGGATCATTCATAATTTTGTCATAATGATGACCGCAGAATAATAAATCTCCAGTGGATCCATTTACTTTTACATATGCCTGTGCGCTACATCTATCACAGCGATCATTTGCATTAAGAGTCCATTCCTGAATATTTTCAGAGTTTTGTGCACTTGGATGATCTTTAACTATTGGACGTGCCATAATATTATTATACATCTACTTTCTATTTATCGGTTGAATAAAATCCTGAGCCTTTAAACTGTATGCCAAAAGAGTTCCATATTCGTGACATAATTTCTCCACAACAAGATGGCTCCCTATCTTCCCCAAAACCACGCTCAAATTCTATTTGAGAGTAACACTTATTACATTTATAATCATATTTAGGCATAAACTAATTATATCCTATGCAGTTTTCATTGTCAATCTAGCATATGTACGAATTCTATGACAATTTGCACAAACAACTTCACACTTATCTATTTCACGCATAATTGCCCTCCATGAAAACCCATCATGTATCATTCTAGATACGTTATACTTTTTATCTCTTATATGATCAAAATCAAGCACTATATGATTATTTTCTCCGCAGTCCACACACCCACTTGCTTGTTTTATCTCAGCAAGTCTTTTTTTATACTGCTGCTTTGTTTTAACTGCTAATTCTTTTTCAGTCATAACAATTATCATTATAGCAAATATTTTTTGGAAGCCCCGCATAGGAATTCAAGCACAATGGCCCGATTAATAAAATGGGTAACTAATCCATCCCAAGGCCTATGCGGGGATTCTATTATACCGCTTTACTTTTTAGTAGCTTTAATAGCTATTTCTTTTGGCTTCTTATCTTCTGGAACAATACGTTCAATATCAATATTTAACATACCATCCTTAATTTCAGCACCAACTACTTCCATGTATTCACCAAGAGCAAATGTTCTTGTGAACTTACGGTTAGCAATACCCTTATGTAGAACTTCAGACTTTTCATCTTCAGATCCTACAGTGCTATCACCCTTGATAATCAATGTTGAATTATCTACAGTAACAGAAAGGTTATCTTTTGAGAATCCAGCAACTGCTAATGCTAGCTTAAAACTATCATCATCAATTTTTACTAGATCATATGGTGGATAAGATACTTGGCGAGAAGCCAGTTGTACATTACTTAAACGCTCCATCTCACGATTGAAGCCAATAAAAAAAGGATCCTTGAATAGATCCCATGCAAATGAACTTACCATTTTATTCTCCTTTTCAGCGAGTTCTATTTATGTACCCCCATTTGGCGGGTACAAGAAAATTATACCACATCTCTTACTAAATAAGCAATAGCCCTATTAAGTCTATCAATACTATCTTGAAAAACACCTAATCCTCTATTACAATTATGGCAAATATGTCCTCTAAATGTATTTGTTTCATGATTATGATCTACTACCCAGACGCTAGCATTTCCTCCAGTACCCTTTAACTCTTCTTCATTTTTTAAACAAATAGGACAAATATATCCTTTTTGAGGATACCCATATATTTTTCTAAGATCTTCTCTTTCTTTTGCCAATTTTTTTGCACAAGATTTACACTCAGGCCTTAGATATTTACCCCCACTTGATGGAGAAAAGTCTGACTCTAATAAAATTAATTTACACTTGCTACATGTTTTCACGAGCCCCCCGTCAGGATTGAACTGACGACCTTCCGCTTACAAGGCGGATGCTCTACCACTGAGCTAGGGAGGCGCATCTCCAGAGAGAATTGAACTCTCGTTTCCAGGTTGAAAACCTGATGTCCTAACCACTAGACGATGGAGACTAAGCGACCCATAACAGACTTGAACTGTCGACCTCTACCGTGACAGGGTAGCGCTCTAACCAACTGAGCTAATGGGCCTTTGCTGGGGATGTAAGATTCGAACTTACGACCTAGAAGTTAACAGCTTCCCGCTCTGCCTGCTGAGCTAATCCCCAAATCCTATTACTTATTTACATCAACGAATGAATTTGTTGACACACCAGTAATTGGTTTTGCTACTAACTTTAGATAATCATATGTTAGTTGGAAAGATCCTTTGTAGTTCTTTGTCCAATATGCAGCAAGAGCAGCATTAGATAAAGATGTTCCCATTTGTCTTCCAGTTGCAAGATTCCAAAATCCTACTGTATAGAAATCTGTATCTGCATTTCTATTAAATCCAGGATAGATTCCTTCTGACCAATCTGGTGTACCGCTAACTGAAACGGTATCAGTAATACATGCTGGAAACATAACTGAATCAGACTTTCCATCATTACCAGTTCCTGCCATTACCGCTATACCCATACCAGTTAACTTCTTAATAGAGTCAACGAGTGGCTGATCTGTTTTCTTATATGTGCAAGATGTAGATGTGTTTCTAACTCCCATTGAAAATACTACAGATACAATATTATACTTATTTTTGTTATCAGCAATCCAATTAAATGGCTTTTCAAAAAACTTCATGTTTGATACAGTAGAAACATTTCCCTTATCATCAGTACCAGTTGTTCTGATAAAGATAATGCGAGCATTTGGATCTACCTTTGTAATTGTCAAAGCAAGATCTGTTCCATGTCTCAAAGTAGGACTCTTATAAATAATATTAGTTGGTGCAGATGCAACTCCAGCACCCTCAGCTTGCATAACTCTTCCAGAGCAGAATCTGCTCTCTGTCATACATACTTCATGAACAATATTGTTCTTTAATTCTGTACGTGCAGAATCAACCATGCTATCTACAATAACAATTGTTTCTCCTGCTGCTTTTGCTTGTACCGTTTGCAAAAACGACAGACCAATAACTGCAACTAATCCCACTGCGATTTTTTTCATTACTCTCCTTATATCATTATTCTTACTACGTGTTGGCATGGGTCGCTTCCTGCTTCCCATTCTTCTATTTCTTCTTCACTCATATATTCCATACCGCCATCATGCGTTGCACAGTATGGACCAGATACCCAGCCTCTATCAATACCATTTTCAAGCCAGATACCAAATTCTTGCTCTTCTGGAGACAAGCCCTCATGCATATGATTCATATACTAAGTATATCCTTACTTGCTAATAAAGTCAATTGGATATAAACAATGTGGACTATATAAAATAGCAGCATCTAAAGCTTGAATCAGCCTACGCTTTGGATCTTTATAGTTTTGGGTGGCATGTAAAGAACCCATTGCGTAGGCTGAACCTGATCCTACGGCAGCAAAATTTGTGTCATAGGAAATCATTGTCATATTTGATGCTTCATGTTCATACATTCTGCCTTTTACACATATTAATAATGTTAGCTCAGAATCTTTTTCTGCTGGCATACCCCATTTATCATAAAAAGTTTTAATAGATTCAAGAAATTTACCACGCATAAATTTATCAATATTACCATCTGGTTTTGGAGGAATAAAATTATTTTGAATTATTTGGCCTTCAAGTGTTCCACAATATCCAAATAAATAGTCTCCAGACTTCCAAACTTTAGGAAGATCTGCTTTCATTTGTTGTGATTCATCTACAATAGCTCTTTCACCCGCCATGTAGCATTTACCGTCTTTGATTATTGCTGCTATACAAGTCATGCCTACCCCTAGATTTTATTGACTTATCTAGTATACCATTAAGATTTTAATGTGTCAACTTAATATTATTTTACGGTTTGACCACAAGTTGGGCATGTTTTTTGCTCAGAAACAGGCTCGGAAGGCTTTTCGGCAGGCTTTGAAGCACTATTCTTAAACTTAGGACGACCAAAGCCTACAATAGAGATCTGCTCTCCAGCTTTATTTTTCTTAAATGCACGAAGTTTTTTACAGGCTTCCCCACCATTTCTTTGGCTTCCTTTTTTAGTTCCTGAAGTATTCCCTTCAATACACCAAACGGTCCCATCTTCGTTGTCTTCAATAACAATTCCGACATGAGATATACGATCAACGCCATCTGAGGGGAAATCAAAATAGGCAATATCTCCTGGCTCAGGATCAGCGATATCTCCATCAATCCATGCTCCAGCCTTCTTAAATGCTGCTGCACCGCCTGGAGTATAAACTGTATTTGGAATTTTGACACCTGCTTCGTTTGCACACCACATCACAAAACTTCCACACCAAGGCTGGAAATTTGCCTTGGTGTACGCTCCGTACTTTGTTTCGTTATCTTTTGGACCTTCAATATATCCAACTTGAGACTTTGCTATTTGAACTAATCTAGCAGCACTACCTTTTGGAGCTTTGGCAGTTTCTGCTGGAACTGGAAAATCATTTGTTGTCATTATTCTTTATCCCAATCTGTATCTACTGGTTGTTCTACTGGCATTGCACCATCAGGTTTCTTTGCAAGACGTGCTCTTACTTCATCAAGTTCAGCATCAAGCTTTTCTTCTGCCATTCTAATTTCAGATTCAACTTTCTTATCTGCCTGTGTATTCTTGGCATCCATTTCTTTATTATCAAGTTGTGCCTTCATAATATCTTTAGCACCAGATTGACCAATTAACAAACCTGCTAGTGTTCCAGTAATAAATGTAGCAACAGAACCTAGTACATTGAAGAACATCTTATCATTTTCAGATTGTGCTCCAATTGGCTGGGTAACAAATAAAAGACCATAAAGAATTCCTACTGATGTAAGAAATAGAATAGAGCCTAATGTAATACCCAAAATAAATTTTAATCTAGCATCTAGATCTTGTGGCGTTAATCTTTCTTTAGCCATTTGTTGTTACCCCCGTTTTTTCTTCCTCTATATTAGTATTTAAATCTTTTGGACATGTATTGTTTACATCACAAAGTGGTGGTTTGCATTCTGCGCTTTCCCAATTTGCTGGATCTTGGCAAGGGTAGCGGTATGAGCCATCATAGTTACACCCAGCCAGTACAACGGCTAGAAGAGCGATCCCAATTATCCTTAGCATACCCACCATTATACCAGTTAATCTTCGTCTTTTTTAGACCCTTTTGCACCAAAATATCCACCAATAATACCTATAAGACCACCAAGTGCAGTCTGTACAAGGGTCATTACTTCAGCAGATACTTCTACTGGCTCACCTGTTTTTTGTGTTTCAAGGGCAGCGGTTACATAATCTCCAACAATAGCAGTAATGATAGCGAGACCTACCATTACTGATAATGTAAAAATAACTTTATCTTTCACTATTATTCCTTTTCTTCACGAAGTGGAATAGTAATTAGCCATAGGGCAATTGAGATAATGGTTGCTATTCCTACCACTTGTTGGGCGGTACCTGTAAGGGTAAGCCAAGCAATAAAGAAGCCAAGTATAGTAAATACCTGAGCAATACTCTCAATCAAAGCCTTTTTAAGCCATATCAAAAAGCCTTTTGCAGCCTTAAGAGATAGTGAACCTATCTTTTTAATTATATTTTTTACCATGTCCATATTATAACCTCCTTAATGACATAACAGAACTAACTATATTTCCTACCAAAATAACAGGAATAACTACTTCCTGAACCTTTTCTCTTTGATCATCTGTCATATCTTTACCCCACTCAGATGGATTAAGTACCTTTTCTAAATCTATATTAGTTAGTGCCCCTATTGGATTATTTAAAAATGCTTCCATATTTTCTTCTGTAATAGCATCTGCCAGCGTGTATGGCATTGGTGCATCTGCATTTTCTTTAGCTTTTTCAGCAAATGATTCTAGTGCTTTTGCTACCGTTGGATTTGACTGAGCAAGTTCTGCAATTAATAAAATTTCATTAGCTTTAACACCAAGAGAATCCGCTACAACTTCTTTTTGGCTATCAGTTAGTTGTGCTAATAACTTTACATCATTTTGACTAATTAATTTATTTAATTTATTTAATTCGTCTTCAGAAATTGAACTACCTATGCTATTATTATCAGATGAATTATTATCAGGAACTACAACAGGATCTTCGGATGGTTGAAGACTTTCTGATTGGTTATCTTCAGATTGATTTGTATCCTCTTCTTGAGGTACAGGCTCTGGTGAAGGTTCCTGATTCTCCGATGGCTCGTCTATTGTTCCAGAATCTTCAGGATTCGTGGATGGATCTTGTTCATTTTGTCCGTCTGTACTATCAGGAAACCTTGGATCTTCTGGATCAATAATTTCTGGCTCTACTATAACATCTGGTTCATTCGATGGTTCTTCTGTTGGTTCAGGATCTGGAGTAACCTCTGGTTCTGGAGTAACTTCAACTATCTCTTCACCATTAATAGATGCAATTAAATTATTTAAATCTGATATTTCTGATGCTAGTTGTGTAGCTTCTGCTACTTCTGCTTGTATTTCTTCTGGTGTTGCTGGTGGCTCTATTGGTGTTGGTGTTGGTTCTGGAATTGGTTCTGCTTGAAGAGTTGGCAATGGTTCTGCTGCTGATATTTGAGTGGCACCCCAAGCCTCTAATGAAACAATAGAACCGTCATGAAGTCTTACTCCAGTTCTTAAATTTGGATATTCTGGTCCTTGATAACTATATGCCACAGAAATACCACCAGTATTGGTAATAGCAACAAGAATATTAATATTACTTGCTTCTGGTGTGTTCCATTGACCAAACGGTATAACTTGAAGACTTAGTTGAAAACCACCCTCAGAATAAGATATATTAAGAGTATCAGGTGCGTTATACCATCCAGAAACCCAGTCCATAGAATATAAAGAAATAGATGGTGTTTGTGGATAATCCCAATATGTACCATCTGGTTGACCAAATGTAATTACAGAGTTAGTTGTTGCATAAATGTTTGAATATTCAACACCATCAAAATTAATTGTTGTAGCTATAGGAATTTGATATGAAGTATCATCTCCACCACAAGTATCCATTGTATGTACCGTTGGAACTGCATCACCCTCATATGCTGCTGCTATTGTTTGTGATTGAATATAATTTACACAAGTAGCATATGCATTTTCTGGAAAACCAAAAAGAGTACTAAATAAAATTCCCACCACTGCGGTTATGCGTAGAATTTTTTTATTTATGGGGCTTCTCCTTATTTAATTATTTAGATAAGCATATTATACCACTATAAAAGAAAAAGGCGCAGATTTCTCTGCGCCCTAATCTTTAATTTGTTAATTACTTAACAAGTGCAACCTTAGCCTTTGGATTGGCCTTATTCCACTTTGCAGCAAGAGCATTGAATGCCTTCTTCATTGCAGCAACAGCAGCATCATTATCTGCCTTTACTTTTGCAAGTTCAGCAGTATGAGCAGCAGTTGCATCAGCAAGAGCCTTATCTGCAGCAGCCTTAGCAGTTACCGCATCAGCCTTCAACTTAGCAATTTCTGCATTAGCCTTAACTAGATCTGCAGCAGCAGCAAGTGCAGCAGCAGCAGCCTTATCTTGTTCTAGCTTAACAGCAGCAGCAAGTGCAGCAGCAGCAGCAACCTTATCCGCATCACGAGCAACCTTTTCAGCAGCAAGTGCAGCAGCAAGATCAACTGTTGAAACAATTGCAGATGCAGATGTTACTGCAGTAGCAAGAGTTGGAACAGCAGTTGGTGCTGTAATTGATACTCCAACAGCGGAAGATCCGCCAGTTGCTGGAAGTGTGACAATAGATGTGTACTTATTTGTTACAAGTGCATCCTGAACAGCAGTAGCAGCAGTTGCGTTAATTGCTGTAAATGTTGGAGCAGTTGCCTTTGGGTTACCAAAAATATCTGTTACAAGAGCAGTAGCAGTTACTGATCCACCAATATTTCCTGTTGCAGGAACTGAAAGTGAAACATTAAATGCTGGTCCAGCAATACCCTTTACATAAAGAGTTGTGCTTGCACCAAGAACAGATACTGTAACTGCAGAAGCAGCAGTGCTTGTTGTATAAAGATATGCAACAGCAGTTGTTGATGCTGGAGTTACTGTTAAAGAAGTTACACCAGAAGCGGTTGTAACTGTAGAACCAATTGCTGTAAGCAACTTGGTGTTTGCACCAGTTGTAGCAAAGGTTACTGGAGTTCCAGATGGAACAGTTGCAGTAAGAGTTAGTACCTCTGATGTAGTAGTAGCAGTATCACTAATGACATTGTCAAAAGGAACATTTACCGTGAGAGGCAATGCTGCAGAACCATCATCAGTAGCAACAGCTTTTGTTGTTACTGCTACAGATACTGTGTTGGCACTTGCAGGTGTTGCAACGATTGTGCCCAAGGTCATGGCTGCAACCATACCAAGAGCGATCTTCTTAAATGAATTCATTTTTCTCCTTATAATTCATCGTATTTTATATTAGTTTATATTCCCCAAGGTATTCTTGAACATTATCAGGAATTTCCCCAGAATCCAATTCTACCATATCTCTTTGCTTCTCCGCAAGTCGAGTGGCAGAGGACCAAGTATGAATCTCAATTTCTATATTAGAGTCTCTACTTGTATGCGAGATTGCCCCAAATACCGCCCCACAAACGGCATCTGCTAAGTCCTTAGATTTCTTGCGTGGGTGGTCTACACGATTATTTTTCATAATCTTTAACTCACTCATTTCCTCAAGAAGTAAAGGAATCATGGGCATTGCAATTCTTTCTTCATATACCATCATAGCTAGGTCTTCATAGTGTTTTTTAGCAACAGAAACAGTATCAGTTCTCATACCTACCGCCTTTAGCTCCTGTTGAATATCAAATGATTGCCAACGGTCAAATGAAACCGTTCCAATGTTA